AAAAGCCACCGTTGTCGGAAAACACCGACAACGGTGAAAGCCGTCGTCGGGAAACACCGTCAACGGAGTTTTCGACCCAAAGTAAGAACGTAGAGACTAAAGATTATATTATACCCCCCTATAGTCCCCCCAAGGGGGGCGGCGCGGAGCCGCGAAAACGGTGCAGCAAAACGACGCCGACATGGAAGCCGGAGCGCTTCGAGGGCTTCTGGGCTTACTATCCCCGCGGGGAGAATCGCATGGGCGCGGTGCGCGCCTGGGACAAGCTCAAGCCAGACGACGCGCTGATCGAGACCATCGGCAGGGCGCTGCAGGTGCTCAAGGCCTCGCCCGCGTGGCGGGACGGCGTCGGCATCCCGTATGCTTCGACCTTCCTCAACGGGCGCCGCTGGGAGGACGCCACGGCCAAGCGCCCGGCGCAGAGCGCCAAGGCGCAGCCGGTGCGCCGCATCGAGCAGCCGCCGGATAGTCAGGACGGAGGGTGGACATGGGCCGAGTAGACGCGCAGCCGAGCGCCGGTTTGGAAGCCGAGCGTGCCGTGCTCGGCGCGATGCTGATCGACGAGAGCATCGTCAGTCAGGTGCTCGCCGAGGTGGACGAGCGCGACTTCACCAGCACGCCCAACCGGCTGATCTTTCAAGCGGCGCGCGAGGTGTTCCGCGAGGGCGGGCACGCCGACGCCATCACGATCAACGCGAAGCTCGGCTATGCCTCCGGCTCGCCGCAGCAGCAACAGCTCATCGACCTGATGGAGGTCACGCCCACGAGCGCGAGCTGGCGCGAATATGCGCAGCTTATGCGCGAGCAGGCGGCGCTGGGCCGCATCCGCGCCCTCTCGGCGCAGATCAACGGCGCGGCTACGCTCGACGACGTCCGTCCGCTGCTCTCGGAGCTGCAAGCGCAGATGACCTCGCGGCGCGGCGTGAAGGTGGTGCCGATGCTGGAGCTTTTGCAGGACTTTTCCACCCGCCACGCGAGCGGCGCAGCCGCGGACTATGTGGGCTTCGGGCTGGACGTGCTTGACCACAACAGCTTCATCCGGCGCGGCGACGTGGTCGTGCTGGGCGGCTACCCGAGCGACGGAAAGACGGCCCTTGCCCTGATGATGGCCTATCACATGGCCAAGACGCTCAAGGTCGGCTTTTTCAGCCTTGAAACGTCCGCCGGCAAGATCGGCGACCGCATCGTGACGCAGGGCATGAAGATCGACTTCGACGCGATCAAGCGCAGCCGCCTGACCGACCGCGACTGGGGCACCTTCGCGGTCTGCTCGGAGGACGCGGCCAAGCGCCGGCTTGATGTGATCCAGGCGAGCGGCATGACCGCGGGCGACATCATGGCCGAGGCCATCACCTACGGCTACGACGTGATCTTTGTGGACTACGTCCAGCTGATCGTCCCCGAGGGCAACCCGCGCGACCTGCGCAGCGAGCAGATGGCGACCGTTTCCCGCGCGCTGCACACCTTCGCCCAGAGCCGCGGCGTGCTGGTGGTGGAGCTGGCGCAGCTCTCGCGCCCCGAGCGCGGGGCATGGCGCGCGCCGGATATGCACGACCTCAAGGAGACCGGGCAATTCGAGCAGGACGCAGACCTGATCGTGATGATCTACCGGCCCGACCCGCAGCAGAACTACTCGCAGGAGAAATGCCGCGTCATCCAGATCGCCAAGAGCAAGGAGGGCCGGCGCGGTAAGGGCGTGTTTGCCTTTGACGGCAAGCATCAGACCTTCGCACCCTACACGCGCGACGACGAGAAGGGCCGGAAGGAGAAAACGAACGGCGAAGCGCCCGGTCAGATGGCGCTTGAGGAAGTGCCAGAGGACGAGAACGCGCCGTTCTGAAAAAATCGAGAGAAAGAGAGAAACGACATGCCAAGAATCGGAGATCCCCACGCCATTTTGGCGGACATCGGCGCGGCCATCGGCCCCGGACATCGGGAGCTTCCGCGGCTGCTGCCCGGCCGCATCGTGTACATCAACCGCGCGCACCGCTGGTATCTCGTCGAGGCCGACCTCGGCGACGGCGTCAAGGTCCGCGAGGGCTTTAAATTTTGACAGAGACAGACAGGAGAAAAGGCTATGAAAACCATTGCGATCATGAACAACAAGGGCGGCGTCGGCAAGACCGTCACCGCCATCAACCTCGCCGACATCCTCGTCGCGGACTACAAGCAGCGCGTGGTGCTGGTGGACTGCGACGGGCAGGCGAACCTGACGCGCTTTTTCCTGCCGGGGGCGGATATGCTGGAGCTCTTCACCACGGCGGATGTGCTGCGGGGCGATTGCGAGCCGCTGTGGAGCGACAACCTCGTGCCGATCCGACCGGGGCTTGACTTGCTGCCGAGCATCTCCGACCTCTACGAGCTCGACCTGCAGGCGATCAAGGACGGCGTGAGCGCGCCGGAGCGCCTGCGCCATTTCGCCGAGGCCGCGGCAGCGGACGGCGAGGTCGACTGGATGATCTTCGACTGCCCGCCCGGCTACACGCTCGCGAGCGTCGCGGCGCTGCTGAGCGTGCGCGAGGTGATGATCCCCGCGCTCGCCGACAAGTTCTCGCTCGACGGCGTGTTCGCCGTGATCGCGCAGCTGCGCGGTCTGAGCGCGGCCTGTCCGGGGCTGCGGTCCCGCGTGCTGCTGACGCAGACGCGCAGCGCGGAGGTCGTGGGCGAATGCGAAAAGCTGCTGCGGTCGCAGCGCGTGCCGCTGTACCGCACGAAGATCCGGCGCACGGACAAGGTGCCGGAGAGCACGGTGACGCTCTCGCCGATGCGGGAGTACAGCCCGCGCAGCAGCGCGGCGGTTGATTACCGCTGCCTCGCCGGCGAGCTGATGGAGGAGGTTTAACATGGCGGGCAAAAAGTTTGACATCACGAAGTTTGCGGCGACGCTGCCCGAGGCCGTGCCCGAATCGGGCACACGGGAGCAGATCGAATACATCGACGAGGCGAAGCTCAGCGGCGACGGCGAAAACTTCTACAGCATGGAGGGCATTGAGGCTCTCGCACAAAACATCGAGCTGGTCGGATTGCAGCAGCCGCTGCGTGTTCGCCCTGATCCCGATGACGAGGGCGGCTACATCGTGGTCAGCGGCCACCGCCGCCTGACCGCCATCCGCACGATCTGCAAGGTCGACGAGCCGGAGCGCTGGCGGACCGTGCCGTGCATCGTGGAACGCGGCGAGCTGTCCCCCGCGATGCGGGAGCTGCGATTGATCTACGCCAACAGCGACACGCGCCGGATGAGCAACGCGGACCTCAGCGCGCAGGCCGAGCGCGTGGAGAAGCTTCTCTACCAGCTGCAGGAGGAGGGCGTGGAGTTCCCCGGCAGGATGCGCGACCATGTCGCCGAGGTCTGCCAGATCAGCAAGAGCAAGCTGGCGCGGCTGAAGGTGATCCGCGAGGGGCTGAGCAAATCTGAGCAGATCGCAAAGGCGTGGGAGAAGGGCGAGCTGCCCGAGGCGACGGCCTACGAGCTCGCGCACATGCCGGAAGAGCAGCAGGACGAGATCGCCCACGCCTACACACACCGGAAAACCTACTACGGTCATGGTCTCACTTATCTCTCCACGGATAAGGTCAAAAATATCGGAGCCGCGCTGGAGGCTTTGGGTAAGCTGCCGTGCGCCCACGGCGGAAAGTGCATGGATCTCGCGCAGGGGAAGCGCGCGAACATCCTCGAAAAGCTGACCGAATCAGCATGGTCCTATGTACCCTGCGGGAACACCTGCTGCGCGGACTGCTCGGAGCTCGGGACCTGCAAGCAGGTCTGCCCCATGCTGCTCGCCAAGCAGGATGCGATAAAAACAAAAAAACGCGCGGATCAAAGGGCCGAGCGTGAGCGGCAGGCGGAGGCCGACCGTCCGGTCATCAGCGAAATCACGGAGCTGTGGCGCCGCTTTGGCGTCGCCCGCGCCGCAGCCGGAAAAAGCGTAGTGGAGTGCTACAACGCCGCGGGCGTTGTGTATGGCGTCCCTGACGCGGACGAGGTCGTGCGGCTCGAAAACGGCGAGGCAAAATATGCAGCCAATACCAAGCTGCCCTATGGTTATAGCTGCTACCTCGACGACATCCACCGCTTTACGCGCGTCGCGGACCTGCTGGGCGTGTCGCTGGACTATCTGCTCGGACGGTCGGACGAGCTCAGCCCTGCGCCTGCTCCGAGTGCTGCGCCGGAATGGCAGACGGGCGCGCCGCCGAAGGGCGGCGAGTATTACTGCCGCTTCGACTGCGGCGGCATGGACTTATACCAAATCGCCACATGGGACAGGATCCTCGAACGCTGGCAGTTCCGCCACGGTGCGAAGGTGGATGCACCGTGCCTCGGCTGGTGGCCGCTGCCCGCGAGGGTGTCGGCAAAGGAGGGCGCATGAAAAACGCTTACGCAAAGGAGCAGGCGGAGCTGCGGCGGCAGCTGCTCAACTACGGGGCGCTGGTCGGGCAGCAGTTCAACGTGGACATGATGTGCCTTGCCCTCAATGAGGAGGGCTTCGGTCACGACCGGATCATGCGCATCATCCACCGCGCGGAGAAGCACGGCGAGTATTTTCACGAGTGCCTCGCCTACGGCGTGGAAAGCGACGCGCGGTTCGAGCAGCTCGACCAGCGGCTCCGGTACATCTGCCGCGACCACCCGGAGGACTTCGTGCCGCGCGAGGAGCGCTACCCCAACGTCAAGGTGCCCGGCATGGGCAAGAAATTCAAAGCGGAACCGATAGGAGGATGAATATGAAAAACGAAGAGATTGTCATGGCGCTGCGCGCCACAGAGAGCCGCAGCAAGCGGGAGCTGCTGGCGGAACCGCCGAAGGAGGTGGAGTGATGGAACGGCTGACAAGAAGGATTAACGGCGTTGTGGTCTACGTTGGCTCGAAAAATCCTTACTCGACCGGACAGATCCCCTGCGAGGTTGAACCCGCAGGTGTCCGAGAGATGATGGATCGCCTTGACGCCTACGAGGACACGGGGCTGACGCCGGAAGAGGCTAAACGAATGTCTAATATCCTGATGGATGTTGGAATTGATTACAATTGCAGTTGGGAATATGTGAAAAACTGGCTGCTGGATGACCGCTTGCGCGAGCTGGCCGAGGCCGACAAGAACGGGCGGCTGGTGGTGCTGCCATGCAAGGCGGGCGATACGCTATGGGTGACTGGCCGTGACAATGTGCCGCAAGAAATGGAGCTTGACGCACCGGACATTAGAGTTGTTTGCACGGATGAGGATAATCTGTGTATGTCAACGTGCAATCGCAAACCGGACGGGTTCTGCGCGTATCGTCTGCGTAATGATGGTGCTGACATCGGCAAGACCGTATTCCTGACCCGCGAGGAGGCGGAGAAAGCATTGGAGGCGATGAAGGAGGTGGAGTGATGGAACGACTGACATACCGCGATAAAGACGGATTCCCTATGATGAAAAAACGTGGTGGATTCAAACAGGGCGGCGTTGAGCGCCTTGCCGCCTACGAGGACACGGGGCTTGAGCCGGAGGAAGTTCTGCCGAAAGATAAGGCAGACGAGATCGCGCTGAAGCTGATGCGTCTTGCTGATTTGGAGAGAATTTGCAGTTGCACCCGCTTGCGCGAGTTGGCCGAGGCCGACAAGGACGGGCGCGTAGTGATTTCGCCGTGCAAGATCGGCGATAAATTATACCGCGTGTTTGCCGGAGAAATCTTCGAGCACCGAGTTGGGAGCATGAAATACTTCGCAATACAGGGACGGTGGGACATTGATACAACCCCGTTCTGCTCATACGTAGAAAGTTCCATAGGGAAAACGATTTTTTTGACCCACGAGGAAGCGGAGAAAGCATTGGAGGCGAAAAGCAATGACTGACATGGAACGCAAAACCTTCTGCGCGGCGCTCAGTCGCTACGGCGCGCAGGCGCAGATCACGATGGCCTTTGAGGAGATGGCTGAGCTGCAGGACGTGCTGTGCAAGTTCCTGCGCGGGCGCGTGGACGGCGACACGCTCGCCAACATCGCCGAAGAGATCGCCGACGTCGGGATCATGCTCGACCAGATGGCGATCGAGTTTGAGGTCGAGGACGCGGTGGCGGAGCAGCGGGCCTTTAAGGTCCGTCGGCTGCGGAGCCGGCTTGAGTACGTGGGACAGGAGGGCTGAAAATGACACTAACTGAGATGTTTATAATTTGTGATTCGTGCGTATATGCGCCATGCCTTTGCGGGAATGACCCTGAGAACTGCGTGGCGTATGTGATGAGGACTTCTGACAATGGCTGAATACATTGAGAGAGATGCGCTGCGACAAGCGGTGCTGGAAAGCCAGCACGACAACTCCCATCCACGTGGTTGGGCTCATATTGCACATGACTGTGAGCACGCACACTTTGTAGCGATGATCGACCGCTTCCCCGCCGCCGACGTTGCGCCGGTGGTGCATGGGTGCTTCGAGCCGTGTTTTGACGAGAACGGTAATTGGCGGCAGGGCTTTGCGAAATGCTCGAATTGCGGCAAGGAATACTACGCACAGGTAATCAACCATTTTGGTTACTGCCCCAACTGCGGGGCGAAAATGGACGGAGGTGCGGACAATGCCTGAATTTAGACGCTTGACCTACAAGACGCCGGACGGGGCGTGGGGCATCAAGGGCGTGAGCCTGATCTCCTGCCCGGCGCGGCTCTACGGCGCGGCAGCAAAGCTGTGCGACATGGAGAGCCTGTGCGAGGATGTCTTCCGCGCCAAGGACGCCGAGCTGACGCTCGACGCGCTGCAGGAGCTGGTGGACAAGGGCCTCGGCGGACGCTTCATCGACCTGCGCAGGGCGCTGGAAGGGGTGGAGCTATGACGGGGAGCAAGGTGTTGATCGTCAAGTTGCCGGAGCTGCACGCCGACGTCAAGGCGCTCGAGGCGTTCCGCGCCTATGTGTGCGACGCGCTCGGCGCGGGCACGCTGGTGCTGCCGCTTGGCACGGCCTACGCGGTCGAGGAGTTCCCCGCGCTCGGCGCGGTGGAGGTGGTCGCGGAGCCGGTGCCCGATTCGGGCAAAACCGCGAAGCCTCCGCTGCCCGACATCCCCGCGGCGGAGGGCGTGAGCCGACCGGAGCCGAAGCCGGTCGAGCCGCCGGAAAGACCGCCCGAGGAGAAGCCCGACGTGCCGAAGCCGACGGAGATCAAGCTGCCGTTGGCGGTCGGTCAGGCAACGCCGCGGTTTGCCGGGAAGGCGTCGAGCGAGAAAGCGGACATCCACGCCCGGTTGAACCGGTACTGGTCGGAAAAGGGGCCGGGCTCGATGATCAAGCTCTCCGAGGCCTGTGGGCTGGACGCCTCGAAGCTCTACCTGATGCAGCGCAACGACGGGAAGTTTGACATTGAGCACTGGCGCGCGGTCAACACGGGTCTGGACAAGCTCGGATACGGAGGAATGAAATGACAAGAAAACGGATGATCAAGCTGTTGATGAGCGTCGGCTGCGACCGAAATGATGCGGTCAAGGCCGCGAACTTGTGCGATGGCAGCACCTCGCACGAGGTGCTGTATTACGACCTGTGCAAGGAATTTGCCCGAGTGCTCCTCGATCTGCACAGGCAGCTCATTATTGCGGGCGACATGACCGGCGCGGTCGCCGGAATGGTCGGGAGCGTGTATGAGTGAGCTGTGCGTGGTCACACAGCGGAGCGGGCCGCTGACGAAGACCTACACCACCGACCGGTTCCGCCTCGTCTCATGGGCGGGCGAGCAGCAGTGCCGCGGCTCGCCTGCGCTGCCCTCCATGTGGAGCTCCAGCGCGGAGAAGCTGGAGCTCTACCTCGCCCTCTTCGGCTACCTGGGCGTCCACTATGTTCTGACCTTCGACGATGCGCACCTGCCGGCGTCCTTTGAGGACGTCAAGCGGTGCTTTGCCGCGTTCTGCAAGCGCGTGCGGCGCTTCGACCCGAGCATCCGGCGCTATGTCTATGCGGTGGAGGCGGGGCACAGCAATAAGCGCTGGCACATCCACTTTGTGGCGAGCGAGGACGACCTGCCGTTTGCCGTGGTTCAATTCCTGTGGGGCTACGGCTTCGTCAATCCGGGCTATAAGGAGTATCCCGTGCTCAGCCGCGACGGCGGCTACCGGCGGCTTGCGCGGTATTTCTGCAAGCCGGACGAGATGATCCCGCTCGGGAAGCATCCGTGGGGCGTGGCGCGCGGGATGCGACAGCTGATTCCTCCGCGCACGGTGCGCGTACAGACGCGTGCGCCCGCGATGCCGCGTGAATCCTTCTGGAACGAGCGCTCGCGGCCGCTGGTGCGCGAGGTGAACGGCATGGCGGCCTGGCGCATCGAATACGCGGACTGGATCGCCAAACCGCCGGAAAACGCAAGGACTTTTATTTTAAGCTAATGAATCTAAGATAATACTTCTTTAGAACGTTTCTACTTGTACGCTATGCTTTATTTGTAGACAAAGGGCAAAAAGGAGGCAAAAAGTGTTGCAATCAAAACGGAATGATGGTAAACTGGTCACAAAGGACGGATGGCTGATGTGCCCGAGATGCGGGCGCGGCAAAGTCCTTCGGCTCGATCCCGGAACCAGAGCAAAAGACTTGCCGGTCTACTGCAAGTGCTGCCGGATGGAGTCCATCGTGAATATCGACGAGTGCCTGTGCCTTAGCGCCTGCGCCACATGATCCGCTGTATGCGGTTTGTGTCGGTGCAGGCTTTTTGTTTTGCCCGGAGGTGATAGCCCGATGGCCTTAAAGCCGCTCCGACCCTGCCGGCATCCCGGCTGCTGCGTGCTGGTGAGCGATAAATACTGCGACGCCCATCGGCCGCGCGGCGACCGGCGCAGTGAGGAAGCGCAGTCCTGGCGCTGGATGTACCAGACCGACGAGTGGAAGCTCGACCTGCGGCCGGCGCAGCTCCTGCGCGAGCCGTTCTGCCGCGAGTGCGCCCGGCACGGGCGGCGGGTCCGCGCGACGGACGTGGACCACATCGTCGACCACAAGGGCGACTGGCAGATCTTCTGCGACCGAGACAACCTCGAGAGCCTCTGCCACAGCTGCCACAGCCGCAAGACGGCGCGAGAAATGCACGAGAATCGCAGCAAATCAAAGCGGCGCGGCGCGGCGTCGAGGCGGTAGGCTTGGGCGCTCGGGCGCGTCGCGAGAGCGTCGCGCGGGGCTTCCTTGCAGGCCCCTCCCCGGGGTCAGAAAGTTTGGGCGCTGCCCTTGGAAACCGCCGGCCCTCCCTCGTGCGAGATTTTTTCCCCACGGGGAATTTTCGGAAAAGCTCCTGCGTGTTCCCCGCTCTTTGACCGGGGCGGTCATGAATTTCCTCCTACCCCGCGCCCTCGAATCGCGAGGGGCGGGGAATGCGCAGGAGCGCCGCCGGTGGCGGAGAAAGCGACTAAGCATTCGAGGCAGCGGCGCTGTCGCCGCAAGCAGAAGCGCCGCGGGGACAGCCTGCCGCGACGGTGGGCCAGATGCGCAGGAGCAACAAAACAACATCCGGTGTGGTCCCCGGCTCTTGAAGCCGGCCATAGCCTTCACGGTTCTGTCCCCCGCGCTCTCGCTCGTCGAGGGCCGGGGACTGCATCGGAGATATCGACAGGAGGCAAGGCATGGGAAAGAAGCAGACAGCAGGGCAGACGCCGGTGCGCGTGGCGGTTAAGGACCTGCCGACAATACGCATCGACGAGCTGATCCCTTACGAGAACAACGCGAAGATCCACGGGCCGGACCAGATCGAGCAGCTGCGGCGCAGCCTGCGCGAGTTTGGCTTCGTATCGCCGGTGCTGATCGACGAGGACAAGAACCTGATCGCCGGGCATGGGCGTGTCGAGGCGGCGCGGGCCGAAGGCATGACCGAGGTCCCGTATGTGACGGTGAGCGACCTGAGCGAGGCTCAGCGGCGCGCCTACATCATCGCCGACAACCGGCTTGCCGAGGCGGGCGAGTGGGACGCGGCGCGGCTTAAGTTTGAAATGGAAGAGCTAAACAGCCTTTCTTTCGACACCGCGCTGACCGGTTTCACGATGGACGAGATCGAGACGATCCATGTCAGCGCCCACGAGCGGACGAAACCAGCGGCAGAAGGAAACAACTTTTGGGGAGATGTCGAGAGCGAAAGCAGCGAGGATTATGCGAAATTTGTGGATAAATTTAAGCCGAAACTCACCACCGACGACTGCTACACGCCGCAGAACATCTACGAGGTGATTCGCGACTGGGCTTTGGCGCACTACGGCTTGCAGGGCGCGCCGGTGATTCGGCCATTTTACCCCGGAGGCGACTATGAGCACGAGACCTACCCGGACGGCTGCGTGGTGATCGACAACCCGCCATTTTCTATTCTTTCGCAGATTTGCAGATTCTTTGATGAGCATGGCATCCGCTACTTCTTGTTTGCTCCAGCGCTGACGCTGTTTTCCACAAATGCGGGAAAATCAAACTACGTGCCCGTTTCGGCCTCAGTTACGTACGAAAACGGTGCTCGCGTCAATACGTCCTTTGTCACAAATCTGGGGGGGTGGCGTGTGGAGATCTCCGGGGAGTTGTTTTCTTTGATAGATGAAGCTGACAAGCGCAACCGGGGTGAATCCCGGATTGAGCTTCCGGGGTACATTTATCCGCGCAACGTTTTATGCGTTCAGGATTTTGACCTTGCGAAGCATGGTCAGTCATTGTGTTTTTCCGATAAGGACCTTCAATTTACACGAGCTCTGGATGCCCAAAAGGAAAAAGGCAAGGCCATTTTTGGCGGCGGCTTCTTGTTGTCAGAGGCGGCGGCTGCTAAGAAATCCAAAGCAGAAGAAGCCGCATTGGAAGTCATGAGCGCACGTTTAGCTGCCATTTCTGAATCTCAGCAAAACTCCCGCATGTCAGCGGATGGAAAAATCATTTGGCCATTATCTGACCGCGAAAAGGCGCTTATAAAAAGCCTTGGAAAGCACGGCAATGCCGTATGACGGTGCAAGAAGCTGAGCGGATCATGGCCACGACGGCAAGCCCGTATCTCAAGCGGGACATGGAGCGATATATTCGGCGGCAGCGCAGAAAGGAGCGCGGAGATGGCAGGAGCAAGACAACCGACCGATCTGGTCGTGAGGAACGGGCGCAAGCACATGACACGCGCCGAGGAGGACGCGCGGCGCGACCGTGAGGTGGTGGTGCCTGCACCGCAGCGGGCGAAGCCGCCCAAATGGCTGCCCAAGGAGCTGCATCGCGAGTTTCGCGCGATCGGCAAGCAGCTCATCGACGTGGGACTCTACACCGACCTCGACGCGGACAACCTCGGGCGCTATCTGGTCGCCCACCACGAGTATATCAGCGCGACGGCGGAGGTGCAGCGGGCCTTGACTCAGGCGCCGGGCCACGCGCGCGACTTAGAGGCGGCAGACGGCTGGGGCCGCGTGCAGGAGCGCTACTTCAAGCAGGCGCGCAACTGCGCGAACGACATGGGCCTGACAGTATCGAGCCGCTGCCGGCTGGTGCTGCCGAACAATCTGCCCGCGGCGGCGTTCACGCCGGAGAGCGGGACAGATGAGTTCACGGAGCGGCTGCGGCAGCGGCAGGTGGACGCGCTGGCGCGGAGCCTGTAGCATGGCATACGTTTTCGACCGCGAGGCGGGGCAGTTTGTGTGCGACTTCGTCGAGCGCCTGCCGACGACCGACACGGGCAGGCCCTTCTGCCTTTACGACTGGCAGCGCGAGGCGCTGATGGAGTTTTACGGCACGATGGACGTGCCCGAATCGGGCACGGATAAGGGCTCAGAGCGGCTGCGCCGGTACTGGTACCTCTACCTCGAGATCCCGAAGAAGAACGGCAAGAGCGAGCTGGCTGCGGCGCTGGCCCTCTATCACCTCTTCGCGGACGGCGAGCTGAACGCGGAGGTCTATGTCTGCGCGGCGGACAAGGAAAACGCCTCGATCGTCTACAACGCGGCGATCTTTATGGCGACGAGCGCGCCGTGGACGGCGAAGATGATCGCCCAGGGCGAGCTGCGGCCCATCGAGAGCCGCAAGCGCATCGAGTACCGCAAGCGCGTGAAGACCGGCAACGGCGGGTACAAGTGGATCACGGTCGGCATTCTGCAGGTCCTCTCCGCTGAGGCGTACAGCAAGCACGGCTACAAGCCGAGCTGCGTCATCTTCGACGAGCTGCACGCGCAGCCCAACCGTGAGCTATGGGACGTCATGACCGGCGCGGCAGGCGCGAGCCGACGGCAGCCGGCATGGATCGTGCTGACGACCGCGGGCGACGACCCGGACCGCAGCTCCATCGGCTGGGAGATCCACGAAAAGGCCGTGGGTATCCGCGATGCGCGGCAGCTGCGGCGCATCCGGGCCGAGGGCGGCGACGTGCGCACGGTGCTCTCCCTCCGCCATGTCGGGGACGAGGACCTCGCGGACGCAGAGACCGAGCTGCTCGGCCGCGACGAGGAAAACTGGCTGCCGATCCTCTACGGCCTGACGGCGCTCTTCGGCGACGACCCGGACGACCTCGAAAAGCTCGATATTTGGGACGAGAACCTGTGGTTTCTCTGCAACCCCTCGCTCGGCAAGCATCTGAGCCTGCGCAACATCCGCATGGAGGCGGCGAGCGCGAAACGCAGCAAGGCCGAGGAACGCGTGTTCCGGTGGCTGCGGCTCAACCAATGGATCACGACCAAGGCGGTCGGCTGGATCTCGCTCAACCTCTATGACAAGACGCAATGGGGGCCGAGCAAAAAGCGCGAGCGCGAGGAATGGCTGCGGCAGCTGGACGGGAAGCTCTGCTACGGCGGCGTGGACCTTTCTACGAGCCGCGACCTGACGGCCTTCGTGCTGCTCTTCCCGCCCCAGCCGGGGCTGGATGCGGCGGTGCTGCTGCCCTATGGCATCTGGCGGCCCGAGGCAACGGTGGACGAGGCGGAAAAGCGCGACCACGTCCCCTACCGGGACTGGGCGCGGGCAGGCTTCCTCGACCTCTGCCCCGGCGAGGTCATCGACTACGGCGCGGTGGAGGAGCGCATCCGCGAGGCGCGGGAGCGCTACGACCTGCGCATGGTGGGCTTTGACCCCTATCTGAGCCGGACCATCACGCAGCGGCTCGCGCCGATTGTGCCGATCATCGAGATCCCGCAGGACCTCAAGAACATGAGCCCGGCGATGAAGGAGACGGACGACATGATGCAGCGCCACACGCTGCTGCACGTCCACAACACCTGCTTCCGCTGGACCTTTGGAAACGTCCGCTGCCATGCGGACGGAAACGGCAACATCAAGCCGCTCAAGAACAAATCAACGGGGCGCATCGACCCGGCGGTCGCGAGCATCATCGTGATGGCCGTGTGGATGGTTGCCAGGAATCAGAAGCCCGATCTTGCCGCGGCAGTGGCACGGGCGGACTTCACGCTGTGAGGAGGAAGGCTGTGGAAAAGCTGCGAGACGCCGCGCTGCTGCTCGGCGTGCTGCTCATTACGGCAGGCGCGGGGATGATCTATATCCCGGCCGGCTTTATCGTGGGCGGCATTCTTTTGATCGCAATGGCCGTTGTCGACGGCTTTGACGATAGTGCAAACGACGAAGGGAGTGATGGTCAAGCATGAGCATCATCAAGGGCCTGCGCGCGGCAACCGCACGCTCGCCCACCGTGAGCAAGTCCGTAACGGTCGGCAGCCTGACGGCTTCCGGCGGTCTGGCCGCCGGAGAGGACCCGCAGAGCGCGGCGCGCAAACTCAGCGCGGTCGACCGCTGCATTGAGCTGCTGAGCGACAGCATCGCGAAGCTGCCGAATTATGTGATCGACACGAGGACGCGCGAGCGCACGGACCACGAGCTGCTGCGGCTGCTGAACATCCGGCCGAACGAGGCCATGACCCCGTTCATTCGCAAGAAGGTGCTGGAGACGAGCCGCCTTGAAGGCGGCAACGGCTACGACTGGATCGTGCGCGACGAGCGCACGGGCAAGCCGGTGGAGCTGATCCCGGTGCCGTGGTATCTGGTGCAGCCCTGGCACGACATGGCGGGCCGCGTGTGGTACGACGTGACGCATCCATTTTCCGGCAAGGTCATGCGATTGCCGAACGAAGACGTGTGCCACTACAAGAACGCCACGCGCAACGGCCTGCTCGGTCTCGGCACGGTAACGCGCGCCGGCGAGGTGATCGCCGCGGCGCGGGCCGCGCAGGAGTATGAGCTGAGCTACTACGCCAACGGCGGGCAGCCGGGCGGCGTGCTGGAGACCGACACCGACCTCGGCGGCTATGTCACCGACGAAAAGGGCAGGCCGGTCAAGGCGGCGGACGGCTCGCTCATGACCAAAAAGGACCGGCTGCGCGCCGAGTGGGAGCGTGTCCACATGGGGCCGAGCAAGGCGCACCGGACGGCGATCCTCGACCTCGGTCTCAAGTACACGAGCATTGCGGGGACGAACCGCGACGCGCAGTTTGTGGAAAACAAGCAGCTGTCGATCACGGACATCGCGCGCTACTTCGGCGTCCCCCTCTACAAGCTCAACGAGGGCAAGCAGGCCTACGGCAGCAACGAGCAGAACGCGATCGAGTATGTCGTCGGCACGCTGCACCCTATCGTGACCCAGTACGAGGAAGAACAGAGCTATAAGCTGCTGACCGACAGCGAGCTGGCCGCGGGGCTGGAGCTGCGCATCAACATGATGGCAGAGCTCAAGGGCGACACGGCGAGCCGCGCGAACTGGTACCGCACGATGAGCGAGCTGAGCGTATTCAGTCCCGACGACATCGCGGCGCTGGAGGATCTGCCGAACGTGCCGGGCGGCAACCGCAGGCGCGCGAGCCTGAACTATGTGCCGCTTGACCTGTGGCCGGAGCTGAGCGCGCAGAGAAACGGCGGCGCGGCCGCCGGAGAGGAGTAAACCACATGGAAATGATCTACAAGGCCGCGCGGCTGGAAAAAGAGGCCGCCGGCGCACTGGAGCTCGCGCTGATCAACGAGCAGACGCTGCGGGAGTTGACCGAGGATGAGGTGTTTACCTTCCGCCTGACGGCCTGCGACAACCAGGTCGACCGCGATGGCGAGCGCTTTACCGAGGCGACGCTCGAACAGCTCGGCAAGCTCTACATCGGCAAGCCCGTGCTGCGCGACCACAAGTGGAGCGCGGAAACGCAGACCGCGCGCGTCTATGACGCGCATCTGGAAGTCCAGGGCGAGGTCAAGCGCCTGGTGCTCAGCTGCTACATGGTCCGCACGGCGAGCACCGCGGACACCATCGCCGCCATCGAAGGCGGCATCCTGCGTGAGTGCAGCGTCGGCTGCGCGGTGCAGCACGTCAACTGCTCGATCTGCGGCGCGGACCAGCGCAAGACGCTGTGCGAGCACTGGCCGGGCCGAGAGTACGACGGGCAGCTCTGTCACTTTGAGCTGGACGGCGCGGCGGACGCCTACGAGGTGAGCCTTGTGGCGGTGCCCGCGCAGCCGGAGGCCGGCATCGTCAAGGCCAAGCGCTACGGCGGAGCCGAAAAAAAGGAACCTCCCGCGCCGGAGGGCGCGGACAAAAACGAGCACTGGGCGGACGAGGCCGCGCTGGAGCTTGAAAAAATGAGATTTTAAGGAGGCACACAATGCGTAGAAAGTACAACGACCTGCTGGCGAAGCGCGCCGGCATGCTCACGGAGGCCGAGAGCCTGCTCAAGGCGGGCAAGCGCGAGGACTACCAGAGCAAGATGACCGAGATCGGCAACCTCAACACCGAGATCACCGAGGTCAAGGCCCTCATCGACGAGCAGGACCTCAAGTTCATGCAGAAGCAGGATACTCCGGGCGAGGCCAGGGACAAGGCGCTCGAGCGCGCGGAGATCCTGCGCAAGGGCGGCGAGGTCAAGTTCAGCGCGGCGGAGGTCCGCAAGGCCATCACGCTCGCGACCACCACGCTCGCCGAACCCACCGGCGTGGGCCGCAACATCCGCGGCGGCGACGCGCCCCTCAGCGCGATCATCGACCAGGTCAGCGTGGTCAACCTCTCCGGTCTGGGTGAGTATCAGGAGCCTTATGTGATCTCTGAGCTCGACGCCAAGGTCGGCACGGTGGCGTCCACCGCCGGCAAGGCCCGCACGGCGAGCACCGACCCCACCTTTGGTGTGGCGCAGATCAAGCCCTACGACATGAGCGTGACGAGCTTCGTTGACCGCAATATCGGCAACCTGACCCCCGCGGACTATTACGCGAAGATCTACGGCATGGCGATGCGCGCCATGCGCCGCAAGTGCTCCGAGCTGATCGTCAACGGCGACGGTGAGAGCAGCCATGTATTCTACGGCATGAAGATCGCCAAGAACAAGGCGGGCGCGAACATCTTCGCCAGCGTTGACGTGAGCGCGGTGGACGTCAACCTGCTCGACACCCTCTATTTTGCCTACGGCGCGGACACCGAGGTCGCCGGCAGCGCCCGCCTGCTGCTCACCAAGGAAGACCTCAAGGCCATCGGCCAGCTGCGCGGCACGAACGAAAAGCGCCGCCTGTTCACCATCGAGCCGGACATGGCCAACCCCAACGTCGGCGTGATCCGCGACGGCGGCGTGGTGATCCCCTACACCATCTGCCCGGACCTCACCAGCCTGAGCACCGCGACCGCGAGCACGAGCGCCGCGATCCAGACCATGATCTACGGCAACCCGCTCAACTATGAGCTGGGCCTGTTCTCCGACTTCACCGTGCGCGTGGACGAGAGCTACAAGGCGCAGGAGCGCCTGCTGACCATCCTCGGCGACGTGATGGTCGGCGGCAACCTTGTGGTCGACAAGGGCGTTGTCGTGGCGACGCTGCCCAAGAGCGGCTCGTAAGAAATGCTGACGGAGCATCTGGCGGACATCGCCGCCTATTGCAAGGTCGACGCGGACGACGCGGAGCTTCCCGGCTTTGTGGACACGGCAGCGGCCTACCTCGCCGACGCGGGCGTGCTCGAGCCGCAGAACGGCTCGCTGCGCTATGCGAAGTATCTGCAGTGCGTCAAGTACCTCGCGCTCGACCTCTACGACCGGCGCGACACGGCGGTCGAGGGGGCGCTCAGCGACAACCCCGCCTTTCGGCGCCTCATCAACCAGCTCAAGCTCACCGAGCCTGTGCCCGATTCGGGCACGGGCGAGGGAGCGGAGGGAGGCACGTGATGCACGTCGACGCAGGAAAGCTCTCGAAGCGCATCCAGTTTTTGCGGAAAACGACGGCAAAGGACGCCGACGGCTACGACGTACCCGGCGAGCCGGAGCTCGTGCGCGAGACCTGGGCGCAGTTCTCGCAGACGAGCGGCACGGAGCTGATCCGGGCAAACGCAGAGTTCGGCGAGGCGAAGGTCCGCTTTCTCACGCGCGCGAACCCGGAGCTGCTTGACCGGCGGCTCCTGATCCACTACGACGGGCGCGACTACAACATCCTCTACGTCAACACCTACGGCGACGAGGGGAAGTACATGGAGTTCTGGTGCGAGCGCATCACGCAGGAGGGCAAGGTATGACGCTGAATGAGCGAATCATCGCGGTCGTGACGCCGATCGTGCCGGTGTGCGTGCCGGATCTGCTGGTCACAAAGGCGGGCGAGACGCCGCCGGAGGAATACTGCACGTTTGACTACACACAGACCGCCGGTCTTGCCGGCGACGACGGGACCGACGTCGGGCTCGCGCGGGTGCAGCTGCACTACCTTGCGCCGCTCAAGGCGTCGACCGTCGCCAAGCGGCGGGCGCTGACCGCGGCCATCGAGGAAACGGACGAGTTCTCCCTCCCGACTATTTCGTCGGCGACCGACGAGCTCGGGCAGCACTATGTGTTCGAGTTCGACGCGCTGACCGAGGCCGAGGACGATGGCGCAGTTTAAGGCGGATGGCATCGACGGTCTCGCGCTGACGGTGCAGGAGATTGCGGAGATCCCCGAGGACGTCAAGCAGCAGATGCTGACCGCGGGCGGCGAGGTGGCAGCCGAGGCGCAGCGGCGGAAGATCCGTGCGCTGGGGCTGGTCGACACCGGCAAGCTCGCCGGCAGCATCACGGTCAAGCAGAAGCTCTACGTCGACAGCCGCAAAAATAACGCGCCGGCAGTGCTTGTGCTGCCGAGCGGCTCACGCGGCAAGCCGGTCGTCCGCAAGCCGCGCAAAAAGGGCGCCCGCCGCCGCTCGACCAACAATGACGTCGGTTTCATTCAGGAGTTCGGCGCGCCGCGGCGCAACATCCCCGGCAAGCAGTGGATGGCGCAGGCGAACGCCGAGTGCGCCGACGCCGTGACCGCGGCGGAGTTCAGCGTCTATGACGACTGGCTCAAATCAAAAGACCTGTAAGGAGGGCACACAATGGCAAAATATGGCGCATCCTATCTCTATTTCGCGCCGTTCGCGGAGACCGACCCCGACACGAACGCGGCGAAGCTGCCGAAATACGGCACGAAGGTCCACCTTGGCTCGCTCATCACCGTGGCGGACACGGTGAACGTGCAGTCGGCGGAGATCAGCGGCGACAACGCGGTCGAGGACCGCGTGGACGAGGTCGCGGATTACGACGTTTCCACCTCCGTGACGGAGCTGGAAAACGCGGTTGCAGCCGCGGTGTTCGGCTCCAATCTGAGCTCGGACGGCGATCTGAGCTACAGCTTCGACGACGAGTCCCCGCAGGGCGGCCTCGGATTGATCTCGAAGCGAAAGTACAAGGGCAAGGTGTTCTACAAGGGCATTTTCTATCCCAAGGTGCAGGCCGTGCGGCAGGGCGTGACCTACAACACCAAGGGCACATCGATCCAGCTGACGGGCGACGACCTGAGCTTCCACGGCACGGTGCCTGCCTGCCGCAAGAGCAAGATCGAGTCCAAGGCCCTTGACACCGAGGCCTTGGCGCAGGCCTGGATCGACAGCAAATTCACAGAAAGCGCGAGCTGAGACAAACGGGCGGGGACCTTTCTCCGCCCGTTTCCAGCATAGGAGACAAATATGCGAAAAACCGAATGGAAACTCAAGGGGCACACCTTCACGCTGTGCCTGAACGCCGCGGCGCTCACGGACATCTATGACCGCTTCGGCACGGAAAAGGAGATCCCCGACCTCTACCGCGGCAGCGACAAGGCGAGCTTCGACGCGCTGTGCTGGCTTTTGTGGAAGCTGAGCGAGCAGGGCGAGCTCGTGCGGCGCTGGGAAGGACTTGATCGGCGGCCCATCGTGCCGGAGAGCTATTTCCGCGCGAATATGGCCCCGTTCGACGCGCTGGACGCGAAGCGCGCGCTCGGCGCGGCCTATGAGCAGGCCTTCCGGCGCGAGCGTGACGAGGACGACGAGGAAGAGGAAGTTGACCTCATTTTGCAGGAGCTTCAAAAAAAAACGAGAATTTAGCGCTGCTGCTGCGCCAGGCGGGCACGCAGCGATTGCATCTGAGCCTGCGCGAGACGATGATCCTGACGCCGGGAGAGCTCCTTGATCTCCTCGCGCTGGAGGCGCGCAGAGTCCCCCGGGAAAGGAGCTGGGAGTAAGTGGCCACACGCACCATCGCCACGCGGCTGACGCTGGAGGGCGAGAAGGAATACAAAAAGGAGCTCGGCGAGGTCAACCAGGAGATCGGGCTGCTGAGCGACAAGATGAAGCGCGCCGACGCGGAATTCCGCGGGCAGGCGAACAGCATCGAGGCTCTGACCACAAAAAACGATCTGCTGCGCGAGGCGCAGCAGAAGCAGATCGACAAGATCGCCAAGCTGCAGACCGCCATTGAGGACTGCGGCGAAGCCTATGGCGAAAACGACGAGGCCGTCATGCGCTTCAAGCGGCAGCTGGAAAAGGCGGAAACCGACCTCATTGACCTCAACGACGAGCTGAGCTCCAACGAGCGCTACCTCGACGAGGCCCGCACGAGCGCCGACAAGTGCGCCAAGAGCATCGACGAGTACGGCAAGCAGGTCAAGGACGCGGCAAAGGCCACCGACGACTTTAACGGCGCAGGCGGCGGCAAGGGCGGCATCGGCAATCTGATCGGGCAGCTCGGCAGCCTCAAGAAAATGCTCGTCGGCGGCGCGGTTGTCGCCGGACTCAAGGCGGCGAGCGACGCCATCATCGGCATCGTGGACGAGACCGAGGAGTACCGTAAGATCATGGGCACGCTGGAGACCAGCTCGCAGGCGGCGGGCTACACAGCCGAGCAGACGGCGGAGTCCTACGAGTATCTCTACGGCGTGCTCGGCGACACGCAGACCGCGGCGACGACGGTCGCAAACCTGCAGGCCATCGGTCTCGCGCAGGGCGACCTGCGCGGCATGATCGACTCGGTCATCGGCGCGTGGGCGACCTACGGCGACTCCATCCCCATCGACGGCCTCGCCGAGTCAGTCAACGAGACGATCCAGGCGGGGAAGGTCACGGGCACCTTTGCCGACGTGCTCAACTGGGCGGGCGTGAGCGAGGACGAGTTCAACGCGAAGCTCGCCGCGGCGAACGGTTCCACCGAGCGCGCGCAGATCGTGCTCAACCAGCTCGCAAATCAGGGCTTGCCGGAGACCGGCAAAGCGTGGCGCGACGCCAACGAGGACGTCGTGGACTATAACGAGTCTCAAATGAAGCTCGATAAGGCGATGGGTGAGCTCGGCGAAACGCTTGCGCCGGTTGCAGCGGGCTTGAAGGAGGTTTTCGCCGAGGGCGTCTATGCGGCGGCGGGCGCGGTTGCGTGGCTGATCGAGAAAATTCAGAATGCCATTGACTGGCTCAAGAAACTCAACGAGCGCATCTCCAACAGCGAGGAGTGGAAGGATTTTACTTCTGGTAAGCCGCAGAACCCGCTGCCGTCAGATGTGCAGGCCCTGTACGATAGCTACAAAATAGATGGCAGTCACGCCGAGGGCCTTTACCGCGTGCCCTACGACGGTTACGTCGCCGAGCTGCACCGCGGCGAGCGCGTGCTCACGAGCGGCGAGGCGGACGCCTACAACGCCCTCGAGCGCTACGGCGGCACCGGCCGCACCATGACCGCGCAGGACTTCCGCGCCTCGCTCGCGCAGGCGGTCAATGCGATGGCGGCGATGAATCGTGACATGAAGGTCACCGTCGTGAGCACCATGAATGTCAACGGAAAGGAGTTCTACCGCGAGACGATCGAGGACCTGCGCACCGTGAACCGCTCGACGCCGGAGGTAGGTGAGACTGCATGAAGAAAGTACGGACGACACAGCTTATCCTGGACGGCGTGGCGCTGCCCTACGTCTCCGGCGACCGCTACAGCGCGCATCCGGCGACGCTCAGCCGGCAGGTCGAGATGATCTCCGGCCGCGTCGTGAGCGAAGAGCGCGGCAAGGTCTGGCGCATTACCTACAGCGCCGACTACATCGACGACACGACCTGCCGCGCGGCACTCGCGGTCCTCCGCGCCGGCACGCCGTTCACGGCAGCCTTCCTGCCCGACAACGGAGACGAGCTCGTCAGCGCGGAGGTGCTCGTCGAGAGTCTGACCGACCCGACCTTCGCATTCACCTCTCACGGCGTGCCGCGCTGGCACAACGTAGGCTTCACGCTGCGGGAGGTGAGGCCGCATGATTGAGTCCTCGGCGGCGTATCTCGCCGCCATCACCGGCGACACGCGGCGCGTGCTGCTCAAGGCCGTGATCCACATCATCGACCCGGACATGCAGCTCACCGGCGGCAGCGCGGACAGCCTCGCGCCCTGGGCGAAGACCGCGGAACTCTACGACTACCGCTTCACAACGGCCCGCTACGCGACGCTGGAGCAGGACCGCTGGCTGCTGGACGGCTCCTTCGACATCTTCCCGGACGACTATCAGGTGAGCGAGCACATGGGCGTCGCGGACGCGCAGCTCTCCGGCGCGGACGGCAGCTTTGCTTCCCCCGCCTGGGCGGCGATCACGTTTTCCGACGTCAGCGTGCTGCAGGCATTCTCGGTCTATTTCCCGTCCGACGAGCTTGAGGGCGTGGCTGAGGACTTCACGGTGGAGGTCCTGAGCGCTGGGCAGACCTTTTTTACCAAGACCGTCACCGGCAACACGGCGAGCGCGGTCGCCTTTGAGGGATTTACCGTGCAGACGCCCGACTCCATCCGCGTGACCGTGACCAAATGGAGCCTCCCCTCGCGCCGGATGCGCGTGGTGGAGATCCTGCCGGGCGTGTACGAGGAGTGGACGGAGGACATCGTCGCGGCGTTCGACTGCAAGCAGCAGGGCGACGTGAGCTGCCTGTCGCTGCCCTACGGCACCTGCACGCTCAAGATGGACAACCTCTCGCGGCGCTTCGAGCCGCGGAGCAAGTCCGGGCTGTTCCAGAGCATCGAGGAGCGGCAGGGCGTAGAGACCTACATCGGCGTGCGGCTTGCAGACGGTACGGTGGAATATAAGCGCGTGGGCGTCTTCTACCAATACTCCGACGGCTGGAAGACCGGCGACAACGGCCTGACGATGCAGTGGGACCTTGTGGACATTATCGGGCTTCTCGCCGACCGCGCGTACCTCGCGCCGACGGTGCTGCCCATCACGCTCTCTGGATGGATCGCTTCACTCGTCGCGCAGCTCGGCACCAACTTTGCGGACCGCTACACGGTGGACGCGGACTATGCCGACCTCGCGGTCACGGCCTCGAGCCGCGCCGCGGTGAGCGGGAAGAAGTGCGGCGACATCCTGCGCTGGGCCTGCATGGCGACCGGCACATGGCCGCGCGCGGACGCGGAAACGGGCAAACTTGCGGTGGAGCCGCTGTGGAACCAGGGCAGCAAGATCACGCTGGAAAACCTCGTCAACTACCCGACGATGAAGGCCAACCAGTCTCTCGCGTCGCTCATCTTCCACCTCTCGGACGGGACGGAGTACGTCGTCTCGGGCAACTCCACAAGCAGCGAGAAGACCGTGACCATCGAGAACCCGTTTCTGCACACGCAGGCGCAGGCGCTCACGGCGGCGCGGCTGATCCTCTCGTGCTACGGCGGCAACCAGCTGGAACTGACCGGGCGCGGCGACCCCGCGAGTGAGATCGGCGACGTGGATACCGTGTGGCTCAACGAGAGCAGGGCGACGGCGGCGCGGCGCATCTACCAGACCTTTCAGTTCGCGGACGGCGTGCTGCAGGGCTGCCAGAGCAAGCTCTTACAGGCGGACGGCTCGTATCTCTACGACGCCTTTGAGGTCATCCGCGAGAGCGGCACATGGACCGCGCCACCCGGCGTGACGCATCTGCGTCTCGTGCTCGGTCAGGGCGGTCAGGGCGGCGGCTACGGCGGCGACGGCTACGTCGCAGGCTCGGGCGCGATCCCCGGCAGCGGCGTAGCGGCGGGCTACGGCAACCCCGGCACGGACGGCCTCGGCGGCAAGGTGTGGTTTGACACCGTGACCATCAACGCCGGTCAGACCTTCAGCGTCAGCCTCGGCGCAGGCGGCGCGGCGGCGGCCACGCAGGGCGCGGAGGGCTCAGAGGGCGGGGAGACCACCTTCGGGGTCTACACCTCCGCCAACGGCCAGCGCTACCCGAACGGTTACACGGACATCGCCAACGGGCAGGTGTTTGCCCGCACGGGCGTGGCCGTGCCCGAATCGGGCACGGGCGACGGCGGCAAGGGCGGAGACGGCGGCGATCCGGGACAGGGCTACTGGAAGGAGCTGTTTTGGACGCCGGATGTGCCCGGCTACAACGACAACAACGCCGGGAAACCGCGCGGCTGGGACTTCGTTGTGACGAAGGAACCGGGCAAGGGCAAGCCGGGCAAGGCCGGCGCAAGCGGCTTTGTCATGGTGACATGGGACAGATCGGAGGAGACGGCATGAGCGGATTACCAAGCGGGTATACGCAGCTGGAGTACATCCAGAGCACAGGGACGCAGTACATCAATACCGGGTTTGTTCCGTCGCCAGACACCAGAGCCGTTATCGACGCGCAGATCACTGCGCAGACCGCAGCATCAGCCGCATATCTGGGAGAGCGCAGCGGCTCTGGCGGCACGGATAAAACGGCCTATGAGCTTTGGTCTATGAGCACCGGCACAAACGTTTCAAGCGATTTTTTTGGCAACCGCGTCTCAAAACCCATGTCGACCATCGGCATCCGCGTGCTGATCGACAAGAATAAGGCATCCGTCACCATCAACGGCAGCACGGTCACAAATAAAGCAGCAGCCGGCACGGCGACGCTGCCGATCTTTTTGCTCGCGTCAAACGACAAAGGCACAGCCGCCTTTAGCGTTGCAGCAAAACTCTACTCATGCCAGCTCTACGACAACGGCACGCTCGTCCGCGATTTCGTCCCCTGCAAGAACACCTCCGGCGCGGTCGGCCTGTATGATACCGTCGGCGCACAGTTTTACGCCAACGCCGGAACGGGCACGTTTACGGCGGGCCCGGAGATCCCGGCACCGGAGGCTCCAACCGCGCTTCAGAACGTCCTCGCCGTGGTTCTGAAATGGGCCGCGAGCGCGAATGCCGACCGCTACGACGTCTACCGCGACGGCGCGAAGCTCGGCAGCACGGAAACCACACAGTATGTGGACACCACGCCGGAGGCGAATCAGACCTACGTCTACACGGTCAAGGCCGTCAACGGCGGCGGCGAGAGCGCGGGCGCGTCCATCACGGTCTACACCAAAAGCGGCTACTTTGAATATAAGCCGCTGATCGAAAGCGCAAATTTTCCGTGAACCCCGTCGGGATCAACTCTCCCACGCTGTTGGCCGTCGGGGTCATCGAGCAGCTTTTTGTCTACGAACCCAAGCCGTCCGTTTATTACGCGGGCGAGATATTCGCCGGGGAGGTCTAAACTATGGCGATCAAAACAGTCAAAGCGATCATCAACGGCCAGAGCTACACCCTTGCGCTCAACAGCGCGACGGGCAAGTACGAGGCCACCATCACCGCGCCGGGCAAAACATCTTACAACCAGTCCGGCGGCTACTACAACGTGCAAATCAATGCGACCAACGACGCGGGCACTGTCGGGTCGGCGGACGCCTCGACGCTTGACGGATTAAAGCTCTACGTCAAAGAAAAGGTCGCGCCGGTCATCACCATTCTTTCTCCGTCCTCTGGGGCGTATGTCAGCAACAGCAAGCAGCCGGTCGTGTTCACCGTCACGGACGAGACGGACGGCTCCGGCGTCGACCTCTCGACGCTCGTGGTCAAACAGGACGGCGCGGCGGTCGCATCTTCGGCTCTCGCGAGCACGGCCATCGCCAACGGTTACCAGGTGACCTACACGCCCGCCTCGGCGCTCGACGACGGCAGCCACACCGTCACCATCGACTGCAAGGACCACGACGGCAACGCCGCGGCGCAGAAGTCCACCACCTACACGGTCGACACCGTGCCCCCGACGCTCAACGTCACCTCGCCGACGGACAACCTCGTCACGGCCTCGCAGAGCCTCACGGTGGCCGGTATCACCAACGACGCGACCTCCTCGCCCGTGGAGATCAAGATCACGCTCAACGGCGCGGATCAGGGCGACGTCGCGGTCGGCGCGGGCGGCGCGTTCAGCAAGGCCGTCACGCTGGCGGAGGGCGCGAATACCATCGTCATTACGGCGACCGATGCGGCGGGCAAGGTCTCCACGGTCACGCGCAGCGTGACGCTTGACACCTCGGTGCCGGTCATCAAGTCGGCGACCATCACGCCCAACCCGGTCGACGCGGGCGCGACAATGGTCATCGCGGTGGAGATCGAATGAGCGCGCAGGTCCTGAGCGTCTCGCTGCCGAGCGAGATCATCTATGTGAGCGGCACGGTCAACGGCACGGCCTACACATGGACGCTCATTGAAGGCGCGTGGACGGCTACGGTCGAGCGGGCGGCGGACGACACCTACGCCGTCGCCCTCACCGCCGTCACCGCGGCAGGCGTCAGCACCAACTACGCGCTCACGCTCTACTATGGCCTTTTGAACCTCATCACCGACCGCACGCGCGCGGACGTGGAGAATGAGACCGACAAGGGCTTTTACAACGCCTCCGACCTCAACCGCGTGGGCGCGGCGGTGGAGTACATCGCGGGCCGCTTCACGGCGCTCGGCTACGACTGCCCTGTAACGGTCAAAAAGGACTGGCTGACGAGCGACGCGCCGACCGCCTCGCAGCTGGAGACCTACCGGCAGAACATCGTCACGCTGCGCGGACAGATCGCGGTCATGCAGTCCACACCGGAGGCCCCGGCGAGCATGGCGGGGCTGAACTACGTCAAGGCCAACAACATTGAGCAAATTTTGCTCGACCTCGACGCGCTTATCGACAAACTCATCAAATCGTGGTGCTTTTCCGGCGAGCTGTACGCCGGAGAGGTCTGAAAGGAGACAATATGCAGGACAGAGTATCTTTGTACCCCGGGCGCGTGAAGCTGGAGCCGATCGCGGGACAGGCCAACCTCTACGACCTCACGCGCGCCGACCAGCCCACGCAGGAGGGCACTCCGCTCAACAAGGCGAATCTGCTCAGCGACGCGACCGCGGCAGCCATCAAGGCGCTGCTCGCATCGCAGACAGAGGACCCAGCGACGCCAAATGACGCGCTGAACATTTTGGCGCAGGCCGTCGATGCGGCAGCAACAAAGGCCGATGTTGTCGACTCCAAAGGCAACTGCGAGATATACTATGGCAGCTACGTCGGGAATTACAGCAACACCTCCACGACCATGACCTTTCCGCATAAGCCGATCGCCGTCATGGTTTGCGGACGCCGCTCCAAAAGTATGTTCGCGTGGCGCGGTCAGGAGTACGCGCCGCTGCTGCCGACCAGCAATTCAAGCGTTAAGGTCAGCTGGGCTGACCGCAGCGCGACGTGGGAGAACGGCGACAACAACAACGACCTGAACTGGACCGGCTTCACGCATAAGGTCATTGCATTGCTGGACGCGGAAGAGTAAAAAAGGAGGGAATCAAATGCATATCTTGTCAAGGAAATTGTCTGAAAATGGCGGATACTCTGTAATCCAGACGTGGCCCGGCGATGTACCGCCGGAGGGCTACGTCATCGTGCCGGACACGCTGGACACCTCAGTATTTTACGAGTTTCTCGGCTTTGTCGACCTCACCATCGAGGGAGACACCGTGACCGCCATGACCGGGAACCAGGCAGCGCTGGACGCCTACAAGGCAAGCCTGCCCGAACCGGTTGATCCGCCGCCGACCACCGAGGAGCGCGTCGCCGCGCTGGAGAGCGAAAACACCATGCTCAAGGCGCAGGTCAACGCACAAAGCGCCGTGGCCAGCATCACCTTTGTCACCCTCTGCGAGGTCGGTACACTCGACATGGTAACGGCGAGCGAGCACGCGGAGCTGTTCGCCGAATGGGCCTACCCCGTCGCCTACACCGCAGGGCAGCTCCGCCGCTACAACGGCACGCTCTACAAATGCGTGCAGGCGCACACCTCGCAGGCCGACTGGACACCGGACACGGCGGCGAGCCTGTGGAGCGTGGCGGCAGACCCAGCGGAGGAGTGGCCCGCGTGGAGCCAGCCCGTCGGCGCGCACGACGCTTACGCCAAGGGCGACAAGGTGAGCCACAACGGCAAGCACTGGGCGAGCAACGTGGACAGTAACGTGTGGGAGCCGGGCGTGTACGGCTGGACGGAAGCAACCGAATAATAGCCGCGGAGCGGCAGAAAGAGAGAATGCCTATGAACCTATCGACCGTTGCATCGACCTGCTCGGAGATCAC